TCCGATTGTTTCGAATTCGTAGGATTCTAGTAGTCTGAACCAATCACTATTGATATCGACATATCTTGTTATGTCTATTGGTGTGTCATCGGCTTCGTGTTCCTTCAAGTATGCTTTACGATTACCACAATCCAGTTCTATTAGTTTACCCTCATAATTGCTATATCCGATGTTGAATTCTTGGTTGCTGATTGTTTCTCGGATTGTAATGTTTTCACTGTAGGGTTGTATTAGTATTGCGGGTAATGTGTGTACTAATCCATCTACGAAACCTGTTGTACTGGTGGTGGATGGGATTTTACTATACGATGTTCCAGATGGTACGATTAGTTTTGCTTTTACTTCGTAATCGGATATGTCTAAGTCATTGTCTAATGGGTCTTTCATCAAGTATTCCCAGTACACATCAGGATAATGGCTGAATTCAATCCGTTTAAGTATTGGTTTATTGTACTTATCACGGCGATTAACCAGTAACTTGGTTAGTCTTCGTAATGCACTTGTATTGTCGGTTATGTCGCATGCTTGACCGATGTCGAATTCGATTTCCAATGTTTTTTCCTGTATAGTTTGCAAGTAGGCCTTGTTCGTATCCGTACCATGAACTGTGAGATAGTCAACATCTGTTTTCAATCCCTCAGGAACTTTCACATCTTTTAAGAATATACCGTAATGGGATAAATCTTCACCATCAATGTAAATCTTTATATTAGATTTGTCGATTTCGATAATGTCGAATTCTGTTTCAATACTGTGTATGTTCAAGTAGATTGTACTTTCACTTGGGTTGCTTACTGTTAATACGATTTCCCAGTCTTCAACATTGGTTAAATCCCTTGTACTGAATCCCCATAAATCACCGTAACCGCCTAAGGTGAACATTTCCGTATCATCGTTGATTACGATGGTTTTTGTCCTTGTTTCACCAGTAGGAGATGTGATTGTTGCGGATATCATCGCATCATCACTACGGTCAAGATAACCATTAATCGTGATTCCTATCAATGCATTATCATCCAAATTCTCAGGGAATGGTATATTATACAATACAATTCCAGTTCCCGTATCATTAGCAGGCAATGTTAATTCGCTTGGGTTTGATTTAACGATTTCATGAATAGGTACAGGATAATGACCTGTAGATTCTCTTCCATGATACACATTGGATTCAACAATCTGTGGAGTGGTGAACTTAATATCGGTCAGATTAGAATTCTTATCATCACTGGTGATGATGATCCATAATGGATAATCGTGATTGTATCTGAATTCACATGTTAACTGTGTGTAGGTTTGAACTTCAGCAGGTGGATTTCCCCATACGATATAGGGTTTCATGTCATTGAATGATAGGTTGTTGTAGTCTGTTGTGTCAATGATGAGTTCCTGTTCGTTACCATCGTCATCAATGTAGGTATGTGTTGTGATGTTGGTTTCGATTGCTTCGTTGAATATTCCTATACGGAATGTTGTATCCCAATCACGTAGGTAAGCTTCGTTGATTGTTGTTTTCAGTACTGTTGATGCAATATAAGTATACCCATGTCCGAGACGGTGTTTTTCTTCATCGGATAACCGTATCATCACTACTTCTTCAGTAATGTTAGGTTTTACGATGTTCAAGTAAACGTTTCTGACTACACTTGGTGGGGCATCCTCTGCTTCACTAAATGAAATTTCTAATCTGCACATACTATCAACAAAGGTTTGAGGAGTGAGTTCAAAACTGAGGTCTCCGAAATAATAGTCAAACTTGTCTAAAATAGAAGTATCATTCCTATCAAATACATTAAAACGTATCCGTGCAGCACTTCTTTCTTCATCTGTGAGAACACAAATGAACTTCTGACCAATTCTCAATTTTAATCTTTTGGAAGGAGTGGACTCAGGGACCCCATGAGTTATTTCATCGTCTTCTCCTGCTTCTTCTTCCTGCTCAGAAACTTTCTTAACAGGAACAGTTAAAGATTTATAACCACTATTCACTGATTCGGACATATCAAAGAATGCATTGTATAATATGCTTCCTTGCGAGAATGTGACGTTAGTATCGAATTTTAGGGTTAATGTATCTGATGATACTCCGTAGATTCCTGGCATCCATATGAGTACTGCGGAGCTTCTTTTTTCGAATTTCCCTTTACAGTTATATGATGTTAATGTGAAACCTGGTGGAACGTTTATCGTTACCATTGGTATTATGCTCGTTGGTTGTTTGTTGGTGAATTTTGCGGTTATTTCGTATTCATCACCGTTGTATTCGCCTCGTGTTTTGTTTAGGCTCATTTCGAATTCTGGTTCTACATATGAGACTTGTATACGAACATTGTATAGTCTTAGGTATCCTTGGTTATCGTTACTGTTGGCAGGGTATCTTAATTGCACACCGAAATTAGCACTGTTGATATAGGAAGCATTTAAGTTGATTTTCTCCGCCCATACCAAAGTCTCAGATAAAGGTATAATATCAGGTGATACACCTTTCCTTGTTGCATTATTGATGGGTAAATCACCACGTAAGATGATTGTTGGTGCACCTATATTGGGTTGTTTCACGTTTGCTTCGTTTCCTGCTCCGAGTTTCATTTGTTCATAGAGTACTCTTATTTCTCTGACTCTTGCACCTGATGGTATGTTGAATCGGAAGTCTTCGCAGAGTACGATTGCAGGAGTGTTCGGTGATTGGGATTTTGGTTTGATTAGTTTTGTTTGAGCATAATTGTTTGAATGTAACCGTAGGTTGTTTAGGTCATTGAATTGTGCGTATTCGTTACCTGTTGATTGTCTGATTTTGTTACAGGTTTTTGTAACGGTTTTATATGCCATTTTTCACCTCTTTAAAAGAGAATAAAAATATGAAAGTTTTTAGATTGGGTATACTTTCATATTTGTTAGTTCTAAGCTTCCGCCTTCTTCTATTCTGAATCCGAATCTGATTTGTTGGTCAGATGGATAATCGTATGATAGTTTTTCACCGTTTTTGTAGAATGAAATGATTGTTCCGTTGTCTTCTACTCTTAATGTGTCTCCGTTTTGGAAGTTGAAGTCGCTTGCATTTAAGGGTTTACTGTGGGTTGCGGTGGTGTCGAATCTTAATGATACTGTGCCTGAGTAGGCTATTATTTTGCATTCGAATGCGTGGTTATTGGTGTAGTATTCGTTGTCTTTTTTGAAACTGATTATTCCGTAACTGGAGCCTGAGTTGATTGTGAATACTACACTGTTCCCTCCTGTTCCTGCTGCTTTGTTAATACCTGAACTGTAATACACTGATGTGTTTGGGAATGTGTTGGTTAGGTATATTATGCAGTCGAGGAAGCTTTTTACGTCGGAGCGGACTCCGCTGCTGATTGCGAAGATGTCTACTTCGCCTGCTCCTACTCCTGTGTAGGAATGTGTGATTGGGTTGCCGTCAGCGTCGTGGTCGAGTGTTGCGATGCCTTGGCTGTTGGTTACTCCGTAACCTAAATAACGATTTGCCATAAGGTTTTTCCTCCTTTTATTTTTATTTTTTGTTTTTTGTTTTGTTCGTCTGTCAAATTTTTACTGTATGTTCCAGTCAGAAATATACGATGTGATTGATGCCGTATTCTATGACCCTGCAACATCTGATAAGAGCAATGCCTACTACTTGAATACCACTTATACCAGTATTTCTTATGCAAATAACAAGTATACAATTAGTTATACTGGTTCAAGTGGAGCATATGTCGATATTCGTAGTTTAACCAATGCAGTATTAGGTAAAACACTAAATGTTAGTGTAGACATTGAAACATCGAATGTTGAAACAAGATTAATCGTATTAGATGGAAATTCTACTATTAAAAGTACTGATTATATTTCAACTAGTGGAACATTGGAATTAACTAATGTGGAAATCCCCTCTACTTCAACTGGTATAAACTTCCGTATCCAGTCAAGGAATACTCAAAGTGGAGATAGCATCAAATTCAAGAATTGGAATGTATACTTTGTTTAAATCGGATATATTACGAAGTTTTTGTAGGTTAAACCTCCATTTGTTGCTCTGAAACCAATAGCATAAATAGAGTCCATTGTTTTCGCATATTTGGGAGTGATATATTCTCCATCTTTGATTTTATGAAAATATTCCCCATCAATGATGAATTTATAATGTCCTGCACCAGTTTCATTAAGAGTATGACTTATAAACTGGGTATTATCATTATTCATAATATATAAACTGATTTGCCCAGTAACACTTGTAATATCAAATTCAACAACTAATGGAGCATAATATATGAAATTCCCTGCCCATGTACTGCTTGATGATGCAAATAAACTTTTTATGCTTGTATCTGCAATAGATATGCTTGTTCCACTTGTTGATGGAGTAACTGTGAATGCAGTATTCTGATTATACCAACTTGCAGTTTTAGGAACATCAGTACCACTATCTTTAAATAATCCATCAATAACATCGTAGGTTTCTGACTGAAATGTACCATGCTCCGCACTAAAACCTATCCGTCCTAAACCTCCACCAACATAACTAAATGTTGCTTCACCGTTACTATCCGTAGTAACCGTTCCAATTAAATTTCTTGCCATTATTATCACTTCTCTCTATAAATTTTAATTTCTTTATTCGCCATTGACTCACCAGTACCATCATAGAACCGTACAGTCAAAGTATTAGTTTCGCCAGTCTGCATAATATCCTTGCTTGCTTTTAGAGTTAAGAAATTAGGATTATCCGCATAAACCTTAATCTCCTTACCCGCCATAGACTCACCACTACCATCAAATAACTTCATATTCAATGTATTGGTTTCACCAGATTGCATAACAGACTTACTGGCCTTTAAAGTTACAAAGTTCGGATTATCCGCATACAATTTGATTTCCGCATTCGGTATCGGTTCATCATTTTCATCAGTCAAAACCATACTCAAAACAGTAGATTCCCCCGCAGTAATAACAGGTTTAGTACTGCCAGTAATAACCAAATCAAACGGCCAATATCGGTAGAAACCAATGACTTCATCAGGAACACGAATAATACTACCATCTTCATCACGTACAGAAGCAGTGAAATCCATACTATCATCAATTTTAATAATCTTGGATGGGATAGTAACATTCGCTTTGCTTGGTGTGTAACTTTCATAGAAATGTACGGTTTGGTTAACTACTGGTGAACCGTTACCGTCTTTAACAGTGGCCGTAATATCAGTAGACATATCCACACCACAATCAGGAGCGGTTAAATCAAACCTTAATCCCTCCCAATTCTCATAGAAATCAACTTTACGGCCAACAATCATACTTCCATCTTCATCAACCAGTTCAGCAAGCATATCCAAACTGTCATCAATCTGGATAATTCTTGGATTGAAGGATGGTGTTAATCTGCTTGCATTGTATTCTTCATAGAAGTTTACTCTTTTACCCGTAATTGCGGAACCGTCTTCATCACGAAGACTGGCCTGAATATCTAATACATCACCAGTACTGGTAATCTTCTTACCAAAGAGTACATTCAAGAAAGTAGGATAATACTCTTCATAAAACCGTATTATCGCACCATCAATACCATCACCATCACTAGTGAGATGTCTAGCGAAAATATCATCAGTAGTGCCTTTACGGATTATATGATAACCATTCAAGATTTCCAACGATTCCGAACCATCCAAAATAACAATTGGAATAACGGAACTTGCAAGCACCGTACCATCACTAGTACTACTACAAGACAAATAAACCGTATTAGCACCTACCATATCAACAGGCAAAGTGAAAGTATACGAACCCGCAGCACTACTACTAGTATAAACCGTATTATTCCACTCAGCACGGAAAAACACCGAACCAGTATTAATCTTCACCTTAACATCAAAACTCTCATCATGCACCGAAACACTTTTAGGAGCAGTAACAGTCAACGAATAAGCCGTATTAACCTTATCAGTCACCCAAACAGTCTCCACTAAACCATCAACCGTATCAGATGACTTCACCAAAGTACAATACAAACCCCTTAAATCCGATAATGATTTCTCTTCAACAATATTACCCAAACCACGAATATCACTTGGGTTTACAGTTAACTTCACATTTATACACCTCTTGCTCTACCATTCGCAAATTCAATACGCTGTTTCACCTTCGCATCCAATTCTTGGAATACCCTGTTATTAGTCAATGCAGATAAAACCTGTTTCTCATTTAACATTTGTATCAATGTAGTTTCATCAATACTTGATGGAACATTGACTAAGTCTAATGTGATTTTCTCATTCACATCAATAGTCAGATGATCTTCCATACTCGCAGTGTTATTCTTCCTGTTTTCCATAAGTAATGGTGTAATGATTCCATTAATGCCATTATAATTATTGTCAATTCCGAGAATATCACTGCCACGGGCATCATCACCACCACGAGCATCATTAAGTTGGCCTATAGCACTCAAACCTTCCTGAACTTGATTCTTAATATTATTAACAACATTAACAACACTATCATAAGCACTACGGAACGGGGATACAATAGCATTCACCACACCTGACAATGCAGATGAAATCTTACCAGGTAAACCACTAAGTATACCAACAACACCAGATACAATACTATTCGCCTGAGCATTTGCGTTACTAACCCACTGAGCACCAGCAGACACAATACTAGAAACAACACCCAACAAAGCAGACAAAGCCCTACCAGGCAATTGGCTAATAAAAGATATCACACCAGTAACCAACTGATTAGCCTTATTCCGAGCATTATTAACCCACTGATTACCTGCATTCAATATATTCACAGCAACCTGTAAGAGATAACTTAAAAACCTACCTGGCAACTGACTAATATAAGTAACAATACCATTCACGAAATTAGAACCAGCAGTCAAAGCAGAACTCAACAATTGCCATGCGAAATTCAAAACAGCACCAATAATCGAAGTCATAATAGTCAAATAAATATCAAACAATGAAGTCAATACTGTCATGATCAACCCTGGTAAATCCATTTGTCCACTTTGGAAATCTGCCCATGCTTGAGTTAAATTTTCAACGAATGGTGTGATTTGTTCAAGTAAACCTGCTACGAATGTCCATGCTTCAGCGAATGCTCCTCCAAGGAATTCACCTAATGGTACGAGGCATGTTTCGTAGAATTGTTGGAAGTAAGGCCATAACATCTGCATAAGACCTATCACTGAACGAATAGGGAATGTAATAAAATTCCATGCTAAACCAATACCTTCAATAAGTGCACGGACAACATCAAATTGCCCCCCAGTATTTAAATTAAAGAAATCAGATATTGCATTCCATGCTTGACCAACTGCATCACATAACCATTGCCATGCATCACTTAATGCTTTGATTATTGCTTGCACATCAGGGTGATTTATGAATGCATCCCATAATCTCTGTAATCCCGCCCAAACAGCATCTAACATTGAACCAACATCAGACCACCAACCGAAAGCTTTACCTACTTCGTAGATTGCTAATGCTATTGCTACTAATGCCACTAATACCCATGTTAATGGATTGGCTAACATTACCATGAAAAATTCAATCGCAGCTCCCGTTGCTGCAGTCAATGCAGGCACTACACTGCTCATAATAGCAGTACCTATCGCATATAATGCAATTACTAATAATGCTGCCCATATTGTGTCTTGTATCCATGGAGGTAATGCATTCCATAATCCCTGGAATACTCCTATGATTGGTTTAATCGCTTCCACCACATTAGTGAATGCAGTGATAATTTGAACGAGTAATGGTGTTAATGGTACTAATATTGCTTCAATCAGATTGGATAATGTGATTGATAATACTTGCCATGCATCATCTAAACTATCAACGTTTTTCGCTAATTCATCGTAATGTTGTTCTTTTAATGCTCCGTTCAAACCTTTTATTAAAGAGGTTTTATCGTTAATATCTCCACTCCAACCGTTTTTCATGAGGTCTTCTTGACTGATACCAATTTCTTTTAATCTTTTGAATTCCCCATCCATTGCATCTGCCATTGCTAATGTGGCATCTTCACTGCTTCTACCGTTACGTACAAATGCATCGGTGAATATTGCAGATGTTTCGGTTAAATCTTTTAATGCTGTTTTCGGTAATCCTAGACGGTAAGCCATATCCATTGCTTGTTGACCTACAATGTCCATATCGATTTTCTTATAAGTTTGCTGCAATTTATCCAAGTCCTGTTGGAATGTACTCACTTCTGTACTAGACATTTGTAATCTACTACCGAATGCTTGAATACTTGACCTTGCATTCAAACTTGCTCTTGTAGTTTGCATTAAACTATTAACTAAATCGTATCCTATCATACCTACAGTCATCGACACTGCACCTTTAAGGAAATTCATCGCCGAAGCCACACCGTTAGCACCGTTGGATAACCCTGTTAGTTTATTCCGTATACCATCTACCGCAGAACCCATTTTAGCTCGCATATCATTTGCAGCCCCAGTAACTCTAGTTTTCAAGTTATTGAAATGGTTCATTGCTTTGGTTATGCTTCCACCTAATTTACCATCAAGAGTGGTGGCAACACTACTGATTTTTGATTTTAAAGTATCAAACCCAGGGATGTTTGATAACTTACTTCCAGTGTCTCCGATTTTCCGTAAGCTATCATCTACCTTTTTTGCGGTGCTACTGGCTTCGTCAACGGCTTTGATGATAATATTTATTAATTCTTGACTAGCCATTTCGTTTCATTCTCCGTTCTTGTTCATCTGCTATTTTCTTATCGAATTTTGGTTTTCCTAATAAGAGGAATAGCTCTTGTGGTATTGTTAATTCTTCTTGAGTATCAACAATATGGTAACCGTAATAATCCAGTATGAAGATATGTTCTGCTTGTTTAGTCTTCAGGAAAGGATTCTACATCTTTTGTTGTTACTGATGCTCCTGATAAATCCATGATTTTATCATACATTTCATTTATTGCATCTGCAGGTAATTCTTTAATTTCGTTTAATTCCCATCCATCACTATTATTAGCGTTGTTGATTGATTTATGGATTGCAATGTATTTTGCTTCTGCTTGTTTTTCTTGCATTTTAGCAAGATTCATTTTAGCATCAGCATTTGTTTTACCTTGCATTGCTTTAGCATTGAAAGTCCCATATCCTTGAGCTTCTATATTCATTATTTCATCTATTTCGGCACTGGATAATGGTCTTAACCATATTTCCCCATTTAAATTTTCAATCATTATTTTTTTAGGAGTTTTAATCCCCTGTAATATATCAGATTTTGTTAATACCATTTTTTTCTCACCTATTATTCGTTTATTAAAAAAAAGCCGAATTAAAGCATGCCCATTCTAATGGGGGCATATTTTAATTCGGCTAAAAAAATTTATCCTTTTAATATTCTAGTTAGTTGCAGTTAATTCTTCTTGGTTGTTTTGTAATTTCACGTACATGTCTGTAGTGATTTCGGTAGTTCCGTTCGCTAATGTTACAGTACCTGAACCCAATGTGTCGAGTGTCATGGTAACTTCAACATCATCAATACCAGATAAACTGTATTCCACTCTTAAAGTACATTTAGGGAATACGATTCTACAACCAATGTTAGGGTTTTCACAGTGTGTAATCCTAACTTCTAATGGTAATTGTAATAATTTACAACTTGACGGTTGCAATGCGTTAACTTCACCGTACTGTGCATCAAGAATGCTTCTAACAGTTTCACTTGTTAAAGTAGTGGTAATGCTTAATGTGTTTTCTCTTTTACCCGCTAATGCTCTTCTTTGAGGGTATCTTGAACCTAAACCAATTGCACCATCAACATTATGGTTATTACTTCCTTCAAAACTAAATGCAGTACTTACACCGTTTAATGCCTCATTGTTTAATTTCAATGTGACATCGTAGAACATGATGAAAATCTGCTCATTAGTTAATTCATCAGGCACAGTGAAAGTTTCACCAGATTCACCAATAATACCCGCCTTTTCAGTTTTGTAGATCCATTCGGCAGCTACAGTCATGCCCTCATTGGATACTTCAAGTTTTAACTGGTCTTCAAGTAAACCGTATAAGTATTTTTTAAGCATATCGTATACTGCGATTCCACGGAATGATGGTAATTCCTTACCTTCACCACCCCAGAACTCATGTAAATGCACAGTTTCATCTTGAGCAGACCCTACAGCAGTATACTTGTAATTGTCGAGAAATCCTCTGAAATACCATGCTAACTGTTGTAAGTCTGCATCTGCAGTAGTTGACCCGCTCGGTTTCATGATTCCAGCTCTTGCTCTTTTGTTCATACGGCTACTGCCTGAGCGAGTAACTGGTTCATCACCAAGATTGAAGTCTACATCTTCAGCTTGGTTCCACCAATCTGGGTCAAAGCTACTTTTAGAAACTGTAGTGTCTCCGTAAGTGCTTTCTAATTCTAATCCAAATCCTCTATCCATCGTTACTTTCTCCATTATCGTTATTTAGTTGTTGACAACATAATTGCCAGTTTACAATGTGATTAACATTCAATATTACACCAGTTACAGGTACCTTGTCAGATTTGTTTATCACATCAACATATCCCATTGGGCTATAGGTTTCTAATGTGATGTTTTTTATCATTCTCTTACCAGGCAATACTTCTGATTGTATTCTTTGCCAATTTTTTAGTACTGCAAGGATTACTCTGTTGGCAAGGTTTTGTGATTCCATGTTTGCATCTTCCAAATCAACTGCATATACTCCACAGTCGAATTCGAATGGTGTTGTTAGTTCCATGGTTCGGCTAATGTCTGCTTCACGTTTTGCTGTGGTGGGATGTTGTGTTATCCATATGACTGGTTCATCAACTTGCCCTTCATTATAGTAAGTGTTGACAAAGGTTTCCACATCGGATAATAAACCATCTTCCGTCATTTCAGATTGAATACATTCATTCATGATTTGGTTAATCTTTTCAAAACCAGTTAAAATATTTACAGTCATATATTACTCACTTCCCATTTATTGTGAAGAATTCCCTTATTCTTGGTTGTGTTGCCCTGATACTTGCTTCTACAAAATGCCTACCACGAACATATGGTTGTTTTAGGACCATTCCAGTTTTAGCTTTGGGATTGTATCTGAATTTATCCCCTTTCCATTCCCCTGGAATAAATCTACCAGGTTGTTGAGAATGTCCATAGTTCACATATCCAGCATATTTAGCAGGGGATTGTATGCGGATTTCAGTATCAGTTTGAGATGTAACCGCCCATTGCTTTAATAATCCATGGTCTACTGGAGACCTATGCATTAACTCACTAATCAAGGTCTTAGCAGTCTTATTCATACCACTTTTAATGGTTTCACGGGGCAATTCCTTTAATCCTTCAATACCTGATAAATCCACATCTATTCGGACCATAGTTCATCATTCCCAGTTATTGCTAATACACCAATACTGTTAGGTTCGTTACTACTGTCATTGATGAAAGGTTTTAGATCATCTTTCAGTTCATCAGTGAAAATGTCTGATGGTACATTTTGTATGGTCCAGTCATTGACTTTAATGATTGGGTTATCACGTTTTTGTATGGCTAATGATACCATATTACTGGTTAATCTTAAGCATACATTCTTTACTGCAGGTCTAACAGTTTCGCTAGTGTAATTCCTGTTTGTGTAGACATTGATTAGGTCTTGTGATTGTACTATCCAATCGGTGATTATGGCCTCAAGTTTACTGTCAGCATCGGTATCATTTTTGGGAATGTTTAGGTGCTGTGGTTTTAATCCATGGAAGTTTATTACTTGTTGTACAGTTATCCACAAATCAGGAATGTTTTCTGTTTCTTCTTCAATGTCTACATTTTCAGGCATTGTATATCACATCATTTATGTTCTTATTCTGGTAATTCACCAGTACGTATGTATTCGTATAAATTCCTACGATTTCTTTTAATTTGGATTGGAAGTTCGTCGAATGGTAAGAGTTCTGGTTTAGTGGTTTTTCTTGTTGTTGTTTTCTTTGTTTCCGCCATTTTTATTCCTCTCCGTTTGATGTTTCTTCTGATGGAGTTTCAACTTCAGAAGAATTGCCTTCTTCTAAAGCGGTTACTCTTGCATCCAATTCTTTAACTTTCCTTTTTAAACTCATTGACATAGGAGTCAATCCCCCTATAA